ATGGGCCTGAAGGTTACCATTGACAACCTTTCCACACCTATGGGCATGACCAACGTTGCTGTCAAGATAGGACAACACATTGAGGATGAGGTTAGGTTTCTTAAATATAAAAAAGAAAATCCTCTAGGTTTCAAGAGAGTTAAAGACGAGGTGGTCGAAAGAACTTCAAACAGAAATAACAGAAGAATAGCGATCAACTACACGATGAAGTTTAAACACGGTGTTGAGCATATTCCTTGGGATAAGGCAGAGCATTTTCAAGTCGGTCAAACCCTAGTACACCTCATCACAAAAACAGGTCTTGTGCGACAGCAAAAGGTAGGTGTTGGTGGTGGTAAGACAAAGATACTTTTACAGCCTACTGAAGAAACCTTGAAGTGGCTTGAAAAAGCAAATGCCACCAATGAAATGCTGTCACCCATCTTCCAACCAATGGTACATCCTCCCAAAGAGTGGACTTCCCTCTTTAACGGTGGGTACTTCATGTCTAAGCTCCGCAGAAATAGACTCATTAAAGCTTCTAATTCTTGTTACTTAGAAGAGCTAAAGCATGACGAGATGCCTCTTGTGTATAACACGACCAATGCCCTTGGAGCAACGTGCTGGAAAGTGGATGAGGATATTCTAGAGGTGGTAAAGGTTGCTTGGGAACAGGGTTGGGATGCTGATCTTCCATCAAAAGACCCTATAGAAATACCACCATCTCCCTTTGCCAACAAGGAGCTTAAAAAAGCAGAGATGACAGCAGATCAACGGGCCAGATTAAAGGCTTGGGCGAGAGAGGCTGCCAAAATACATAATAAGAACGCTAAAAGTATTAGTAAAAAACTAAGACTTATAAGGACAATTCAAACTGCTGAGAAGTTTAAGGGTAGAGGGATATATTTTCCACATTCTAGGTGTTTTCGTGGGAGATTATACCCAATACCCTCTTTTTTGTCCTATCAATCAGAGAGTTACGCCAAATCTTTACTAAGATTCAACGAAGAGTTGCCAATAGACACCCTTGAACAGCTAAATGCCCTAAAGAAACATGGAGCTAACTGTATTGGGTACGACAAGCACACCCTTGGAGAGCGTTTAAACGTTATTGATGAGCTTAACGAAGAGATTATAGCGTGGGCCACTGACCCGTACACCAACAGAGGGTGGCTAGATGCCGATTCACCTTGGGAATCTCTACAATTTGCCTATGAGTGGAAAGGTTTTTCAGAAAAAGGGTATGGATTCATGTCTTCACTGTGTATTTCTGTGGATGGCAGCATAAATGGCAGTCAACATTGCTCTGCAATACTACGCGACCCTATAGGAGCAAGAGCAACTAACCTTGAAAACCTTGAAAAGCCTAGCGACCTCTATCAAATCTTAGCTGATGACTTAAAAAAGAGACTATCAGAAAGAACTTTGGACACTGTTGCTACCAAATGGCTTGAAAGTGGTTTTTTAAATAGGAAATTAGTCAAAAGACCCGTAATGACCCGGGCATATTCCTCTACGAAACAAAGTTGTAGGGAATATTTAGAAGAATATGTGGTTGAACAACGCTTAAAAGGTAATCAGGCTTGGGAAGCATCCAAGGATTTTGAATATTGTGTTTATTTGTGTGAAGTTCTTTGGGAAGAGATGGCAGAACGCCTAAAAGGTCAGACAGTTTTCATGCTATGGCTCAAGGATATAGTAGAAATATATGTCCAACACAACATACCGTTCACTTGGCAAGTCCCAAATGGCTTTATAGCCTTCCAACGGTACACACAGATGAGTAAATCAAGGATAAAGACAACAATTGATGGGTCTTTTTATCGGGGAGTCCTTAATACACCTAACGAAAAGAAAAGTTGTAGGCGTAGAAACAAACAAGGGTGCGCTCCAAACGTAATTCATTCATTAGACGCAGCTCATTTAGATTTAACGGTAAATAATCTTCTTAAAAAACACCCTGATATGTCTTTTGGCATGGTACATGACTCTTTTGGGTGTCATGTGGCCCGAATGCCAGAGATGCTGGATGAAATTAGGGGGACTTTTGCTGAAATGTATCAAAAAAACAACATCATTCAACAGATATACGATGATTGTTTTAATTTATTTGGGGATGTCACCCCACCACCACCAGAGATTGGTGATTTTGACATAACCAAAGTTTTAAGAAGTGATTATTTTTTTTCATAAAGAAGGGAGACAGAAAGATGGCAAAGACTTTAACAACACCAGTAGGAGAAGGTTCTTGGTTACATATCACCGAGCCGGATAAGAAGTGGACACCTGTAGCTTTTAAGGCATCCTTAACTTTGGGCGCTAAAGAGGCAGCAGGTTTAGTTGAAAAGCTAACACCTTTTCTAGAGGACAAAATGGAAGAGATGAAGGAGTCTCATCCGAAGAAGAAATGGGTGAAATACGAGCCTTGGGAAGATGAGATTGGTGACGATAATGCTGCAACTGGGAGAGTTACTTTCAAATTCAAACAAAACGCAGAGATCACAACCAAAACAGGCGAGGTGTTTAAACAGAAGATAGTTATTTATGACTCAGGATCACGAACAGCGCCACCAAAACCTATTGATTTAGGGACTAAGAAGGTGAGCAATGGTAGTCAGGTAGCTATTTCTTTTGAGCCTTTCGCTTACCCTAATAATTCTACAAGTCAGGTGGGTATTTCGTTACGATTAAAGGCTGTGCAAATCGTGGAGATGATTGAGTATATTCCCGGTGGTGCAGCCTCTTTTGAAACTTTTGAAAATGGATTTCAAGGAGAAGATAAGGTTGAAACAATCAAGGAAGAAGCAACGTTCACTAGCGAAGAAGTCGAAGGAGTCGAATTCAACGGTAACTTTTAGATCAAAATTCGAGAAGACAATCTACGATGATTGTGGGGTAAGAGGCTTAAAGGTGAAGTATGAGCCGTTCAGAGTTGGGTATGTGGTTCATAAAACCTACACACCTGACTTTGAACTCCCAACCAACATCCTAGTGGAAGCAAAAGGGTACTTTAGAAGTGAGGATCAAAGAAAGATGAAGCTCCTAAAGGCCCAACATCCCGAAAAAGATTTTAGGATGCTATTTCAAAACCCTCATGGAAGGGTGCAAGGAAGCAAGATGACGTGTATCGAATGGTGCGAAAAGTACAAATTCACATGGTCGTCTAAAACAATACCAAAGGAGTGGTTTAAACATGAGGCACAAAACTGACTATATCATCATTCACTGCTCGGATACCCCGAAAGAGATGGATGTGGGCGTTAAGGAGATTGATGTGTGGCATAGAGAGAGAGGATGGAGAGGCTGTGGATACCATAAAATTATTAAACGTAATGGTCAAATAGAGCAAGGTAGAGAAGACAGAGCTATTGGCGCTCACTGTAGAGGTAAGAACAGTTCTTCTATAGGAATTTGCATGATTGGGGGTAAAGGGGGTACGAACTTTACCCTTCTGCAATGGAGAGCTTTAGATAGCCTAGTAAGGAGTCTTGTTAGAGAGTTCCCAAACGCAAAGGTGGTTGGTCATAACTCATTTTCAAACAAAGAATGTCCTACATTTGACGCGGAGGCGTGGTGGCAGAATTCATAAGACATTTAGCGTGTCCTAGTTGTGGAAGTTCAGATGCAAACTCAGAATATTCTGATAGTTATTATTGCTTTGCGTGTGAGGCTTTTAGCAAAAAGGGCAACGAAACGTCAATTGTTAAAGAAGAAATCTTAGGAGGAGTAGAAATGGAAGGAATGGTTTTCACGGCAATACCAAAAAGAGGGTTATCAAAGGAATCCTGTGAGTTTTGGGGGTACGGTGTAATAACTGGAGACTCCCCAAAACAAATAGCGCAATACTTCACTAATGATTTAAAGTTTGTGTGTTCTAAAGTCCGAACACCTGACAAAAGATTTAGTGTTGTTGGAAAAACTAAGAACCCACCGCTGTACGGTCAGTGGTTATGGAAAATTGGAGATTCTGCACGAAGAATTACAATTTGTGAAGGGGAAATAGACGCTATCTCAATCTCACAGATAAATGAACACAAATTCCCTGTGGTTTCCGTGCCACAAGGAGCGCAAAGTGCTAAAAAAGCTCTACAACAGCATTTTGAGTGGCTTGATAAATTTGAAACAATAGTATTTTGTTTTGATAGTGATGATCCCGGAAGAAAAGCAGCAAAAGAGTGTGCTGCTCTATTCGGGGCAAAGAGTCGTATTTGTGAATTACCTCTAAAGGATGCCAACGAAATGCTCACCCAAGGACGGGGGGCAGAACTCGTAAAACTACAATGGAATGCAACACCATTCCGACCAGATGGTTTAGTGTCCGGGGGCGAACTGCTCCCTGACATTTTATCTTATGGGAAAGGAGAAAGTTATGAACTACCTTGGGTTGGATTACAAAATAAGCTCAAAGGTATACGGAAAAATGAAATATTAACAATTGTTGCTGGTACTGGCAGTGGTAAGTCACAATTGTGTAGAGAAATAGCACATCATTTAATGAAACAAGAGTTACGAGTTGGTTATATTGCTCTTGAGGAAACACCAGCCAGAACAATGCTTGGACTAATGTCAATTATAGCCAATGAGCCACTACACGTTGGCGAACATTCCCAAGAAAAACTAACAGGCTTCTTCAAAGAGTTAGTGCAAACCGACAGCGTTGTTCTCTATGACCACTGGGGATCAACCTCAACGGAGAATTTAATAGATCAAATCAGATACATGGTCAGGTCTTTAGAGGTTGATTTCATAGTTCTAGACCATTTGTCCATTGTTGTGAGCGGTCAGGACACGGGAGATGAGAGACGTAACATCGACAACACTATGACCATGCTGAGAACGTTAACCCAAGAACTAGGGTGTGGGATGGTGTTGGTGAATCACCTGCGTAGGCCACAGGGTGATAAAGGGTATGAAGACGGCCTTCAGCCTACACTCTCAGCCGTTAGAGGTTCAGCAGCAATAGCACAGCTATCCGATGCCCTAGTAGCAACATCAAGAAACCAACAAGGGGAAGACCCAAATAGAAGTGAGATAAGAGTGTTAAAAAATAGATTCACAGGTGACACGGGTATAGCTTGCGAGTTGGTATACAACCCTCACACTGGGAGAATGCTGGAAGACACCTTGGGGGATTTCTGATAATGGTTACTTTATTTTTTGACATAGAAACTGATGGATTGGATGCTAAGAAAGTACATTGTATTTCAATCAAAGATGGTGGTAATCAACTTGAGTATGGGCCAAATGCAATTGAGGATGCTTTAGAAAAGCTAAATCGTGCTGATGAGATCATAGGCCACAACATTATTAATTTTGACATCCCTATATTGGAAAGGCTATATGGATTTGTTCCAAAGGGTAAGGTGAAAGACACCCTTCTTATGAGTCGTGTGTTGTTTGGTGATTTACATAAATTAGACGATCACACAGTTGCACCTTTAAAATGGAAACAACCCCCTATTAAATTGTGTGGGTCACACTCCCTAAAGGCATGGGGGTATAGAGTGGGTGAGCTAAAGGGTGACTTTGCAGACCTTGATTCATGGGAAGAGTTCTCCAACGAAATGATGGAGTATTGTTCACAAGATGTAAGGGTTACAGAAAAGACCTACAACCTGCTTATACGCGCCAAAGGGTTCAGTAAGACAGCTATGCGGATAGAACATAAATTTGCTGAGATTTGTGCCAAGCAAGAGCGCACTGGGATGCCCTTTGACGTTAAGAAAGCCAATGATCTCTATGATATGTTGAAGGGTAGATCATTAGAAATTAAAGCAGAGCTACAAAAAGTTTTTCCCCCAGAAATTTTGCAGCTAAAAACGAAGACTAAAGAGATACCGTTCAACCCCGGTTCAAGAGATCAGATTGCTGCAAGGTTGGAAAAACTTGGATGGGTTTCACCAGCACACACACCCTCGGGTAAAGCTAAGATTGATGAAGCCATTTTAAACAAATGCCCCCTGCCAGAGGCTCGTCTTGTGGAAGAGTATCTGATGCTACAGAAAAGGTTAGGTATGATTCACGATGGTAAAAATGGTTATCTTAAATTAGTAAAAGGGGGACGCATACACGGGCGTTTAAACACTAACGGAGCAGTCAGTGGAAGGACTACAGCTTCATCTCCAAATCTTCAGCAGTGTCCTAGTGTAAGGACTAAATACGGTAAAGAATTTAGAGAGCTTTTTCATGCCCCTATGGGATGGAAGATGGTTGGTGTGGACATGAGTAGTCTTGAGTTGATCTGTCTTGCCCTGTACATGAAAGATACCAACTATATGAAAGAGGTTGTCAGCGGTGATGTACACACAATGAATCAAAAGTTAGCTGGTCTTGAGACGAGGGATCAGGCTAAGTTGTTTATTTATGCTTTAAATTATGGGTGTGGAGATGCTTTCCTTTCAGAGCTGATAGGTTCTAAAAGTAAAAAGGATGGTGCAGCTATAAGAACTAAATTTTTAAAGGGACTTCCCCGGCTTAAAACACTTACTGAGAAGGTGCAAGAAAGCGCAAGAGTTAACGGTTACATTGTTGGAATTGACGGGAGAAGATTAGCCTGTAGAGAACCAAGAAGAGCGTTGAACTTATTGTTGCAATCCTGTGGCGCGATACTTTCAAAGATGTGGGTTATAACCTTTCATGAGGATATGAAAGAGGCTGGTTATACGGACAAGGATTACGTCCAAATAGCATACATTCATGACGAGCTACAGATACTAGCAACGAGAGAAATAGCAGAGGATGTGGGGAAGATTGCAGTGGAAGCGATCTCACGGGCAGGGGAGAAATTTAAACTTCCTGTGCGTGTCACAGGGGAATTTAAAATTGGAAACAACTGGGCAGAAACACACTAGCGAGTGGTTTACAAAACATCAGAAGAAGAATTGGAAATA